GTTTCTTCCTACTGTTAAATTGTTAGTATCAAAAGTACCTGCGTAATCTATAAAAGTTATTTCATCACCAATTGTTCCTGATGATGGTAATGTTGCTGTGAAAGCTGCTGATGTTGTATTACAAAAATATCCTTCTCCTGCTACTGCAGTGAACCCTGAAGTTTTTACAGCTTGGTATGATGTACCACCTGATACTTCAGCAAAAGATAATTGACCAACACCTGTTGTTCCTGAACCCGATACTGAAGCTACTTTTAAAAATCTATCTGCTGTAACATTTCCAGTGGGAAATTTTAGTGTGTAGCTCTGGGATGCGCTATGTGCGGGTGATTGTAGTTTAATTCCATGAGAATTAGATTCACAATTAAGAACAAGGGTACCTGGATTAGTATTACCACCAACAACCACTTCACCAGTTCCGTTAGGTGTTGCTGTAATTGCTCCGTTTGCTCCATCTGTAATTGTAATCGTTCCAGAGTTTGTTCCTGAATTTGTATCTAAAGTTAAATCGTATGCACCACTTGAAGTAAGAGTTGCTGTTGCAGCTCC